CTTTTAATAAGTTTAATTGTGCTGATTGATGTTGTATTTTTTCTTTGAGTTGTTTTGTAATTAGACGTGCTGTAGTTTCAACTTCAATAGTATTTTCTTCACAATATTTAACAATAGCATCCACATATGACATATCTTTATGCCGTTTTACTATGTCCTCTATGATTAAAGAAAATTCTTTTGAGTTCATTTTAATACTATAACATATTTATTAGTAAATGTAAAGCGCCTGACTTCTGTTGCCACCTGTCAGGCAAGGCCGTCTACCTATTAACTAGGCAGCAAGAGCATAACTTTCGTTAGCTTTTATATGTTTGTCCTTTAAAGTAGCAACCTACTATCTAACTCCAGTTAGTTTTGATTGTGAATCGATCCTGTATCATCCCCCATAAGCACACTTGAAATCAATGTGTTTATGGTGGAGATGGTGAGAATTGCACTCACGTCTTCTCCAACTATTATCTAACCTTCAACGTCAAATTCATTATAAACTTATTCCTTTGCCTTTAAACTTTAAATCAAATGACTTGTATAACATACAAGACTCTAGTCCGTTCATTGTTGACATAACTACAAGTGATATTGTATATGTAGGGTCAACATAATAACTTATTATAAAAACTGGTTCACCATCTGGTCTAGCTCTATCTCTACCAACAGAAACATTAACCAAAGTCATTTCGTTCTTTTCTATATATGCAAGTACACTTTCACTTGTTCCACATATAACAGGCATTTGTAACCAATATAATTGTCCTTGTTCACTTGGAAATTCAGGCAATGGTGATGTTTCCTGCTCCGCCATAGCAAGTGTGCTCATAGTTATGAGTACTGCTCCAAATATTATTGATTTTAACCTTTTTAACATAAGTGACCTCTCGTGGATAATTTCTAGCCACTTTGTTAATGATTTTGCTTGATTTTATCTTTGTTTAGTTCTTCATAGTATTTATAAAAATACTGTATAGATTTTTCTAGTTTTGGCTCAAATATTTTTTTATCTTTGACAAAAGAACGCATTGTGCCGTCTTCGCCTGCCATTAATATAACTAATTGTTCTATGCGTTTGCCAAATAGCTCTTCATACATAATTGCATAGGCAGTTGTTTGGATAAAATAGTTTTCTATCCAATCTTCTTTACGTTCCTTGTTTGCTGTCTTGAAATCTATTACTGATAACTTACCATTGTACTCAGCAACACAATCAACTTGACCTGCAATGGTCAATTTATGACTATACATAATCTCTTCTAGTAAATGTATGTTATTAATTTGTGCTAGATATGGCAACATCAATCTAAACATACCTAAAGGTAACACGTCCCTAATACTAGGTGTTTGACCTTTGATATACTGTTCAACAAGTGTGTGAGTTGCTTTGCCTCTACGTGCCGCTCTACCCATTTCCCAATTGGCTGCTTCTTCACCAACTGCTTTTCTCCACTTATCTAATCCTTCTTTTTTCTGTACACCTAAAACTGTAGTGATAGATGGATAGTTCTTACCATCAATATCATAGAAACGGAAACCGTTTATACGTTTACCTTTTGTTTTTGGAAGTTTTGTCTTATCAAGATTTATCCAAGTAAATTTATCTGCCATTATTTGTTCCTCAATTTCTTTCTTAATACACTAATTCGGTGTTTGATACCATCTATTGTTGTGTACATCCATCCACAATCGTGTGGTTCAATTTGAGTTCTGAACCACTTGATTGTATCTTTTAATACTTCAATCTGTTTTTTTATACTCATAATCATATAATAACATTATATTGCCAATTTGTCAATGCTTATTACGTACCCTTTTGAGCGTACATATCAATGATTTTATTACGTTCATTGACCCTATCATCATCAATAATTTTAACCTCTCAACTAGGGTCGTATGGCTCATATATCGTCTTACCATCACTATTTCTATATGCTCTTAATATCTGCTTTCTATTGTCTTCAGCATTCTTATATGAGCAATGGATCCAACCGCTATTCGGTTCATCCACATTGTGGTATTCCAATATTAACTGGTCAAAATCTAAATTATCAATGATGTATTTTGCTAGTTCAGCATTTGGTAACCCAAATATTTCAAAATCAGCGGCTTGCCCTTTGGCGTGCTGTGATTTTAAACTTGAACCTATCTTAACACATAACTCTGGTGAACGGTACCCACTTGATACTGATACTACTTTACCATAATGTGTTCTAATAGGTTGTAGTATATTCTCACACAATTCTTTTAAATTATCTTGGTGGTCTTCACTAGGATTATTACTAATGCCGTGTCTTTCAGCGGTTTGGCTTTTAACCATCTCCGATAATGAAAAGTTTTCTGTTAATCTCATCTATTATCCTCTTGTTAACTTTAATAGTTTCTCTATTTGACCTTTTATAATTGGACCTCTATTTGGCCAATGGATATAAGGTTCATCACTCTTTTGTAAATTATATAAAAACGGTAACACAATCTTTTCAATGTCTTTAAACCTTGCTTTGATAGACTCATCATCTATCTCTTTTGTTATCGTTTCTTTATCGTTCACTATCTGCATAATTTCGTTCATCATACTTTTAATAGAAGAAACATCTGACTTAACTTTAGATAGTTCTATGTTTGTACCTTCTACTACTTTAGGATCAATGCTTGGCGTGTCTGATGGTTTAGATGATACTGGAGTAAAACCCCAATCGTTATCTAAATCAAATCCACGCATAAAATCAGGTATATCTTTATCTGCCATTTGTTTAATCCTTATCTTTTAAAATGTAGTGCCTTTTTAGCGTGTTTGGCTCTCGCTTGTTCAGTTTTAACTTCCTTTATGCCTCTACGTCTATGGTGTTTTGCAAAAGAGCTATTTGGATGTGCTTCTGCAATCTTCTGATTTACTTCCTTCCAACCTTGGTCGGTCTTATGAGTTATCCCTTGAACACCAGATACTATATTTAGGGGAAATAAGACTTGTCTAACGTGTGGGTTCTTATCTAACATTTCTTCCATTTCTGCAATCATCATAAAGTCTACCCATTGTTTACCTGTCTTCTTATTTTCAAACGTATATCTAGGCATTTAAATATCTCTTCTTGTACCACCTATAAAAAGGTTTGTTAGAAAAGTACTCAAATACTGCCGAGGCAGGTACTTGGTCACTTCTAATACAATCAGCTATATCCTGATATTCAGATTTTTTAATTTTTAACTTCATATTTCTTTTTTAGTCTGTTATAGTCTGACTCACTACTTATTCCAAATTCATCATCTGCTGCCCCAAAATTATAATACTTCTTTACCATAGGAGCAATCGTACCTTTTTGACGACCTCCTTTATTTCTATGTATCCTTCTAGGAGTTCTATTAGTAGACATATTTTTTTTAGATGTCATTTTCTCTCCATATTCTAAAAAAGAAAGATAATGTTAATCTTTCTTTAAAGGTATAATCTAAACAAGGTGCGTGGTATATACCACCGTGATATAAAACTAGTCTATTTGGAACAGCACTTATATAAATGTCTGGCACTTTCTCCATTTGATTATTAAAAAATGCCGTGCCTCCATCATATGCCTGGTCAAAATACATCATACCTGCTATTAAAGGTTCTCTATCACCTATAGGATAATCCCTATGTATAAAACCATATTTACCAAAGTTTTGTGGTGATTCTTTTACTTCACTCAATATAATTTTTCTAGCAACTGTCTTGAAATCAGTAATTTTAGTTTGTAATATAGTTTCTATACCAGTTGTGATATAATCGTTCTCTTTATCATATACACCTTCATAACAAGGAAACGCCTGCTTCCTATTACCATATTTATTCTTATATGGTTGATGTACTGGATGATATTTCAACCTATCTAAATCTCTTTTAATACTATTAAATTTATCTGGTTCAAAAAATGGTATATGTTGTGATATCCCACCTCTTAAAATATAGTTTAACATTTTAGATGTCTTTTAGAGTTTCAATAATCTCTTTATTATCTGCTATAACTTTTAATTCTTTGACAACTGTTTCAACTGAATCCATATGCGTTGCAACACCAACTGGATTATTTAAAAATACATCCAAGTTTGCTTTTGCTTTTGCAATATTACCTTCAGCGTGTTTTCTTACTGCGTCTATTATTTTCTGTTTCATTAATGATATGTTACCTTCTCTGGTTGATATTTAGCTCTTAACTTCTGCCACACGCCGTGCCAAAAGTTTTTAGACCATTCTGTTTCTGACCTGCCTA